GCTGCATGGATGCTTCTCATTGAAGCGTTAAAGAGTAAAAGTAAAGATGTATTCTATGTTGCTCCAACCTATCAACAAGCTAAAGATATTCTTTGGGGGTTGCTAAAGGAACTAGGGCATGAAGTAATTGCTGCTGCACATGAAAACACTTCTATCCTTACATTGGTAAATGGAAGAAAGATTTTCTTAAAGGGTGCTGATAGACCTGATACACTTCGTGGAGTTGGTCTAGCATTTGTAGTGATTGATGAATACGCAGACATTAAACCAAATGTTTGGGAACAAATTTTAAGACCAGCACTTGCTGATGTGCAAGGTGGAGCTATGTTTATAGGAACTCCAAAAGGTCGTAACCATTTTTATGAATTATATAAATACGCAGAGAGTGGTAAAGATGTAGAGTGGAAAGGATTCCATTACTCATCTTATGATAACCCCTTAATTCCTGCAAAAGAAATTGAAGCTGCTAAACAATCAATGTCCAGCTTTGCTTTTAGGCAAGAGTTTCTAGCATCATTTGAAGCTGCCAGCAGAGATATTTTTAAAGAAGATTGGATAAAGGTTGATGAAGAAGAACCTAGTGATGGGCGTTATTTTATTACAGTTGACTTGGCTGGTTTTATCAATGTCGATAAAGAGTCGGGCAATAAGAATAGTAAACTGGATGAAACAGCTATAGCCATAGTTAAAGTACATGATGAAGGCTGGTGGGTTGCTAATATAAAACATGGTAGGTGGGACATCAAAGAAACTTGCTCTCAGATTATGAGTGCAGTTGTTGAGTATGAACCAGTTGCTGTAGGTATTGAAAAGGGTAGCTTAAAGAATGCTGCACTACCTTACCTTATGGATTTAATGAGAAGACATAACCACTATTTTAGAATAGATGATGTGACTCATGGAAACCAAAAGAAAACTGATCGTATTGTATGGGCTTTACAGGGAAGATTTGAACATGGAAAAGTTACACTTAACATGGGAGATTGGAACAATGAGTTTATCGATCAGCTTGTTAATTTTCCTAATCATCTGCTTCATGATGACTTGGTGGATGCTTTAGCATACATAGATCAGATTCAAGTAGTAGAGTATTTCCAGGATTATGAAGACGAAGAGTTTGAAGCAATAGATAAAATTTCAGGATATTAAAATGGCAAATGCTTATACAGAATTAGATATGTGTCCTTTACCACTTCACAGTAATTCTTTAAATATTAAACATCACTTAAAAGCAATTGAGTATGATGGTCTTGGACCAGGCAATCCTACAATTCCTAATGATGAGTTTTGGCAAGATAAAGCAACTAAATGGAATGTACCTATTGGTGATGCTAGAGGAAGGCTCTGTAGTAACTGTCGATTCTATGTTAATGCTACTGTTATTAAAGATTGTATTGCTGCTCTCCCTGCTAAAGATTTAAAAGCTTCAGGACTACCATTAACACCAAAGTGGAAAGACATTGAATCAACTCCACAAGCATATTGCACACTCTTAGATATTACTTGTTCTCCTGTTAGAACTTGTGACCATCAACTTATGGGTGGACCAATTGATGACGAAAAGATGCAACTTCCCCAGTACAAAGATGTTTTAATAGAAGATAAAAAGGAACAAAACAATGGCGAATAAATTAGTTGATTGGGTAATGGAGTATGTTGAAGAGTGGAGAAACCACCGAGACACTAATTATCTTGAAGATTGGAAAGAGTACGAAAGACTTTGGAGAGGACAGTGGGCTTCTGAAGACCGCTTAAGAGACTCAGAAAGAAGTCGTATAACATCTCCTGCTTTACAACAAGCCATTGAGAATCACACAGCTGATATTGAAGAGGCAGTATTTGGTCAAGGCGATCATCTATTTGATATTGATGACGACATGATGGATAAAGATCCTCGTGATGTAGAGTACCTTAAAGCTTACATGAAAGAAAACTTTAAGAAGAATAAGATTCGTAAGTCAGTAGGTGATGTTTGTCTATTAGCTTCTATCTATGGTACTGGTATTGGTGAAGTAGTTCTTAAGAAAGTTAAAGAACTTGTACCAGCAACTAGACAAATGCCTGAAGTAGATGCAGTGGCTGTTGGTGTTGAAGAACGAGATAGAATCACAGTGATGCTTAAACCTATTTCACCACAGAACTTCTTGATTGACCCAACTGCTACATCTATTGATGATGCTCTTGGTGTTGCTATTGAAGAATTTGTATCAGCACATAAAATTGCTGAAGGTGTTAAAGCTGGTGTTTATAAAGACACTGACATTGAAGATGATTCAACTCCTGATAAAGATTTAGAGCCAACTTGGTTAGATCAAGAATCTAATGATGATAAAGTTAAAGTGTTACGCTACTATGGCTTAGTACCTGCTGCGTTATTAGATGCACAAGATGAAGAAGTAACAGATCTCTTTGCTGAAGATAGTGATAAGAGTGACTTAATGGAAGAGTATGGCGATTTAGTAGAAGCTATTGTTGTTATCGGTAATGATAATAAACTTCTTAAAGCTGAACGCAGTCCTTACATGATGAAGGATCGTCCTGTTATTGCTTATCAAGATGATACAGTGCCAAATAGATTTTGGGGTCGTGGTGTAGCTGAAAAAGGTTACAACATGCAGAAAGCTATTGATGCACAACTTCGTAGCCACTTAGATTCATTAGCACTTACAACTGTACCTATGATGGGTATGGATGCTACTCGTTTACCTAGAGGATCTAAGTTTGAAATTAAGCCAGGTAAGAGTGTTCTTACTAATGGTAATCCTTCTGAAATCTTAATGCCATTTAAGTTTGGTCAAACAGATGGAGGAAACATTCAGACTGCTCAAGCATTTGAAACTATGCTATTACAAGCTACAGGTACACTTGACTCAGCAGCTATGCAATCACAACCTGCTGGTGGTGAACTCTCTGTAACTCTTTCTAGCATCCTAAAGAAAAATAAACGCACACTTGTAAACTTCCAAGATCAATTCCTTATTCCATTTATTGAAAAGGCAGCTTGGAGATTTATGCAGTTTGACCCTGAGGCATTCCCAGTTAAAGATTGGAAATTTATCCCATCATCAACACTTGGTATGTTAGCTCGTGAAGTAGAACAATTACAGATTATTAACTTACTTAAAACATTAGGTTCAGATAATCCTATTACACCAATCCTTATCCAAGGTGTTATAGCTAATTCTAGCCTTCCTAATAAGAATGGTTTACTACAACAAATTGCTCAGGCTTCTCAACCTAACCCACAACAACAACAAATGCAACAAATGGCAATTCAACTTCAAATGCAAGATGCACAAGCTAAAGTTGAGAAAACTATGTCAGAAGTTCAAGTTAATAAGAGTGTTGCAGCTAAAAATGTGGTTGATATACAAACTAAACCACAAGAAACTCAAGCTAAACTAATGACTGCTATCTCTACTAATCTACCTAATCAGGATGATAAGATAGCTGCAGAGTTTGATAGAAGAGTTAAAATAGCTGAATTAATGCTAAAAGAAGCTGATATGGATCAAAATCTAGAGATTGTCAAGCAACAAATGCAGCCTAATAAGAATAACTTGACAAAGTAACATTTCTATGCTATAATTGTTATATAAACTACTATTATAACCTATTTTTAATAAAAAGGCAATAGATGGACAAAAAATTACAAGAATACTACGAAAATAGATTTAACACTATGTCCACAGCAGGGTGGCAAGACTTTATAGAAGATGCTCAAGAGCTCTTTGATGTTTATAACAGAATAAATACAGCTGATTCGTTTGAGGACTTCCATAAACGAAAAGGTCAACTAGATATACTTCAATGGATCTTGTCACTCAAGTCAGTGTCAGAACAATCCTACGAGGAGTTAAAAAATGAAGAAGTTGTTTGAGTTCCATTGTTCTACTTGTGATAATCACTTTGAAGAACTAACGGAATACACACAAGTTCTACCATGCCCTAAATGTAATTCTAATGCTGATAAACTTATTAGCACACCTAGAGTTAAACTAGAGGGTCATACAGGAAGCTTTCCAGGTGCAGCGAGTTCTTGGGAGAAAAAGCACAAACAACAACTTGCTAAAGAACTTAAGCAGAATGCCGCTTAGATTCTTTCCTACAATGCTAATCGCACAGGAGAAATAATATGGCAGGATTAATAGATGAAGTGTTAGTAAATGATTTGGAGGCTTCTAGTCTCGAAGACAAGGCTCTCGATTTAAAACTCGAAGAACCTAAAGTTGAAGAGGAAGTAGAAACTAAACCAGTTGAAGATGTCCCTGAAAAGTATCGTGGTAAATCACTAAAAGATATTGTTGGTATGCACCAAGAAGCTGAAAAGCTCATTGGTCGTCAAGGCAGTGAAGTTGGTGAACTACGAAAAGTAGTGGACGATTTTATTAAGACTCAAACAGCTAAAGAATCCAAGACACAAGACGCAACAGAAACTGATGATGATTTCTTTATTGAACCTAAATCTGCTGTAAATAGGGCAATTGACAACCATCCTGCAATTAAACAAGCTCAAGAGAATGCTATGCTCATGAAAAGAGAGCAAACACTATCTCAATTAAAGAGTGAGTTTCCTAATGTAGGTGATATTGTACAATCTCCTGACTTTGCAGAGTGGATTAAAGGTTCAAAAGTCCGAACAGAGCTATTTGCTAGAGCAGAAACACAGTTTGACTATGAATCTGCTAAAGAACTTCTCTCTAATTGGAATGAAAAACAGTCTATTACTAAAAAAGTAGCAGAAACATCTAAGGTTGACCGAGATCAGCAATTAAAAGCTGCAGATATTGGTAGCCAAGGATCAACTGAATCTGTTGCAAAGAAGAAATATCGTCGAAGCGATATTATTAAACTCATGCAAAATGATCCTGATAGATATGATGCCATGTCTAATGAAATTATGGCAGCCTATCGAGAGGGTCGTGTAATTTAACATTAAAGAAAAGGATTTATCATGGCTTTAGGCTCAAATCAAGTAACAATAACAACAGCAGCAACCTTCATTCCTGAAGTTTGGAGTGACGAGATTGTAGCTGCCTACAAGAAAAACCTTGTAGCGGCTAATCTCTTTAAAAAAATGTCTTTTGTTGGTAAGAAAGGTGACACTGTTCATATTCCTTCTCCAACTCGTGGTTCAGCTTCATTAAAAGCAGCAAATACACAAGTATCGTTAATCGCAGCTACTGAAACAGATGTAACAGTAACTATTGATAAACATTATGAGTATTCACGCTTGATTGAAGATATTGTCGAAGCACAAGCTCTTTCATCACTACGCAGATTCTATACAGATGATGCTGGTTATGCTTTAGCTAAACAAGTTGATACATCAATGGTTCAATTAGGTCGTACATTCAATGGTGGTACAGCTGCTACTTACACAGGTGCTTATATTGGCTCTGATGGTACAACAGCATATACTTCAGGTTCTTCAAATGCAGCTGCTTTAACAGACGCTGCTATCCGTAGAACTATCCAAAGATTAGATGACAATGATGTTCCTATGGATGGTCGTTTCTTTATGATTCCTCCTTCAGCACGCAACACTTTAATGGGTCTTGCTCGTTACACAGAACAAGCATTCGTTGGTGAAGCTGGTGGTAACAACACAATCCGTAATGGTGAAATTGGTAACCTTTATGGTATTCCAGTGTTTGTTTCTTCTAACGCTGATACAGCTACTGGCGGTGCTAGAATCTGTTTATTAGGTCATAAAGATTCAGCTGTTTTAGTAGAACAACAAGGTGTTCGTTCACAAACTCAATACAAACAAGAATACTTAGGTACTCTTTACACTGCAGATACTCTCTATGGTGTTGCTGAGCTTCGTGATGGTGCTTGTTTCGCTTTAGCAGTTCCTGCTTAATGCAACTTAGCCCTTCGCAAGAGGGGCTATTTTTATGTTTATTCTCTGAGTGAACATAAAGATAATCAAGGAGAATATAAATGCAATTTAAAGAAATAGCAACAGGTGAAATTGTTTATGTACACAATGCTCAAGATGCTAAAGCATACGGAAGCAGTCAAGGATGGGAAGTTGTTAAGGAAACTGTTAAAGCCTCTAAAGCTGAAGTAACAGAAAAGCCAAAAGCTACTAAAGAGAAAAAAGAAGGTATTTTAAGTAAACTCTTTAACTAAGGAATAATTATGGCAATTTATAGAGGACCAGGCGGACCAGGTGATGCTACAACAGATGCAACCAGTGAAGGTATAGTAGCGTCTAATGCAGCTACGGCTGCTGCAGCCAGTGCTTCTGCTGCTGCTTCAAGTGCTACAAGTGCATCAACTAGTGCAACCAATTCATCAGCAAGTGCAAGTGCAGCATCTAGCTCTGCATCAAGTGCAGCTAGTTCTGCTTCTACAGCAACTACTCAAGCTAGTAATGCCTCTAGTAGTGCTAGTAGTGCTACAACTTCTGCTAGTAATGCAGCTTCAAGTAGTACAGATGCTACAGCAAGTGCTAATTTAGCTAATGATTGGGCTACTAAAACATCAGGTACTGTTGCAGGTGGAGAATACTCAGCTAAATATCATGCTTCTTTAGCATCAACCTCAGCAACTAATGCTGCTTCTTCTGCTTCAAGTGCTTCTACATCAGCCTCAACTGCTACAACACAAGCTTCTAATGCAAGTACATCAGCTACTAGTGCAGCCGCTAGTGCAACATCAGCTGCAGCTTCTTATGATTCATTTGATGATAGATATTTAGGACCTAAAGCTTCTGCTCCTACATTAGATAATGATAGTAATGCTTTATTAACTGGTGCTTTATACTGGAATACAACATCTAATGCTTTATTTATTTGGGATGGAAGTGCTTGGAATGCTGCTGCATTTTCAGCATCAGGAGCAGTAACTTCATTTAATACAAGAACAGGTGCAGTAACTCTCTCTTCAGGAGATGTAACTACTGCTTTAGGATATACTCCATTAACATCAGCGTCTATTGGTACAACAGTACAAGCTTATGATGCAGATTTAGGAGTAATTGCTGCATTAAGTCCAACAGCAGATAACTTTATTGTTGGAAATGGTACAGCTTGGGTTTTAAAAACTCCAGCAACAGCTAGAACAAGTTTAGGTTTAGGTACTATTGCTACTGCTGCAGCTCCTGCTGGAACAGTTGTAGGTACATCAGACACTCAAACATTAACAAACAAAACAGTTGCTTTAGGATCTAATACAGTTAGTGGTACTTTAGCACAATTCAATACAGCAGTAACAGATGCTGACTTAGTTTCTTTAGCTGGTACTGAAACTCTTACTAATAAAACACTTACATCTCCAACACTTACAACCCCAGTATTAGGTACACCTAGCTCAGGAACATTAACTTCTTGTACAGGACTACCAATAAGTACAGGTGTTAGTGGATTAGGTACTGGTGTAGCTACATTTTTAGCAACACCATCTAGTGCTAATTTAATAAATGCTGTGTCAGATGAAACAGGTAGTGGTGCTTTAGTATTTGCTACTTCACCTACTCTTGTTACTCCAATATTAGGTACTCCAACTTCAGGTACATTAACCAATTGTACTTTCCCTACTTTAAACCAAAATACTACTGGTACTGCCGCTGGATTATCAGCAACATTAGCTATAGGATCAGGTGGTACTGGTGCAACTACATTAGCAGGTGCAAATATTCCTGTAACAACTGCTGCTAATTCATTTACAGCAAAACAAACATTCTCAGGAGCAACATCTTCTTTAGCTTCTTCATTTATTAATGCTACAGAAACAACTACAATATCTGCTACTGCAGCTACAGGTACTATTAACTATGATGTTACTACTCAATCAGTGTTATACTATACAACATCTGCTTCAGCTAACTGGACAGTTAATATTAGAGGTAATGGAACAACATCTTTAAATACTTTAATGGCTACAGGTGATTCACTCACAGTAGTATTCTTAGTAACTCAAGGTGCAACAGCCTATTACAATAATGCACTTACAATTGATGGTACATCAGTTACACCTAAATATCAAGGTGGAACAGCTTATACAAGTGGTAATGCTTCAGGAATAGATTCTTATTCATATACAATCGTTAAAACAGGTTCAGCCGCATTCACAGTATTTGCAGCACAAACACAATTTAAGTAGGAATAGTTAATGTCACTATTATCAAGACTAGCCGTTCAAGCAGCAAGAGCTTATGGTATTTTATCATCAAAACCATCTACTACTGTATCTGCTTCATATTTAGTTATTGCAGGTGGTGGTTCAGGTGGTGGTGAAAATTTAGGTGGCGGTGGCGGTGCTGGTGGATTACTTACAGGCACAAATACATTATCTTTACTTACTACATATACTATAACAGTAGGTGGTGGTG